TACTCGTTTTTATTTTTTAAGTCGAGTTTGTATTTACCCATATTTGTAATTATTTTTTCGTTAATATCTTCGTTTATACCGAACCCCAGATAAAAATCACTATGATTAAAGCGCTTTATAATATCGCTACTTTTCAAATTATAAATGTATGGTTTTATATTTAAATAATACACATTATTATTTTTCATTTTTTTGTGATAAGTATCATCTATAAAAAAAATCGGCGTATTCTTGTCAATATTACTACACTTTATAAAATCAGTTATTGTTTTTTCGTGAGTAGTTCTCCCATGTTCGATTTGTATACCATTAATTTTAAACGCATAAATTATCTTATCAAATAGTTTTACTTTTAATTTATATTCAAAATAAAACACAATATTAGTTACCCAAGTCTCGGGTCTTTGGTTATTCGTATAAATCATTACTTTATTACATATTTTCTTTTGTTTCTGATATTTTAAATAATTCAAAATAGTAATTATATTAGGTCTTATAAATTCGGGGAATAAATCTAATAATACAACGAAATCATTTTGGTTTAATGAATAGTTTTTATTCATTAATAAATAATTATTCAGACAATCATAAAAAATACTAAATTGTAAAAAATACCCTAGAGTTTCGTCTAAATCGAAAATTACAATCATCACTTAAATAAACCTATATTATAAAAAACAACAATAAAAAAATTTTAATCTGTATTTACATTAATAATGTCTACAAAACTAACCAATAAAGATTATATTAAAATTTTAAATTATTATAATATTTCTATTCCGACAAACAATAAATTATTACGCAAAAAAGCAACAAAAATACTTGCCAATAAACTTTGTAAATGTATAAAAAGAGTTACCCCAAAAAATGAAGCAAGGTCTATCGGAATATGTACAAAAACCATAATTAACAATAAAGGATACACACGAGGAGTATTTAAATGTAAAGGAAAACAAAACATAACTTTGAAGCGTAAATTATCAAAAAGTTAAATATCAATAGTATTTTAATATGGACAAAATAGACCGAATTTATTATATCAATTTAGAAAGAAGAAAAGATAGAAACGAACATTTCATAAATCAATGTCTTAAACATAACTTACCGTTTGATAAAATCGAACGATTTATTGCCTTAGACGCATTATCTTACCAGTTTTCAAATGCAGAAAATGAAATGTTCAAAGATGCAGATTTTAAAAATAGAAGTTTTGAAAAAAGTATTATGGGTAATCAACTTAGTCATTATTATATTTTGTGTGATATTATAAAACACAATTATAAAAATGTCATCATATTTCAAGATGATGTTATGCTAAAAGACAATTTTTTACTATATTTCGAAAGAATTATGGATAATATTCCAAAAGATGCCGAAATAGTTAATTTTGCTTTACACAAATATGCGGCCTATACTAAATTTGTTCCTTGGGATTTACAAAATAATACATATTATTCTGATGAAGATATTACTTTTCAAAGTGTCAACAATTATATTTGTAAAATGAATACCAAATATAATCCTTGTTCTCTGGCTTACGTTGTAACACTACAAGGGGCCATTAATTTTGTTAATTATTTTAATAATATTGGATTTCTAAGAGCAACTGATTATAACTACAATGTTTATTTATTAAGTAAAGATATTTATTACGCATCCAAAATAGTATTAGCAACCAGTAATATTAATTTTAAAAGTGATGTTTTTGAAAAGGGAGATAAAATGTTTGAAGACGAAATATTATTATACAACGAATAATTTAATAGCAAGGTTCGTTTGTTACTGGGAATAAATCTGGGAAATCTGGGGAATCTGATGTTACTTCTGGGGTTACTTCTGTGACTACTTCTGTGACGACTTCTGTGACGACTTCTGTGACGACTTCTGGCGTTAGTGTAAAACCTAATTTATTAGCAATAATAGTTCCAATATACTCGTCATCTCCTCCCCAATTATTATAATCATCCCCACGAAGTGTCATGGGAAACCCATCAATATAATTATTACTTGTATCAAATAACACAATACCTAAATTTGCAGAACAAAACAAAAGTATGTTATTTACATCGACTCTAAAGGATGCGACGGTTTGAACGGTAACGCGGTCTTGTGGAATAATGGAAAACGAACTACTCATATATTTTGATTATATATTTTAATTTTCTAAATAATCCATTGCGTTTAATAAAACAGTTTCTTGGTTTGTTAGTTTTTGGAAAATTAAGTATTCATCCATTTTTAATTGGAAATGCTTATTCGTAAAACCTTTACATATTAAATAAACTCCATTATCTGTTATTTTTATATTACAGAATACAGCGCCTCTAGATAATACTAAACTGTCTGGGTTATTTAAACATATCCATTTCAAATAAGTTCCATATTTCAAAACGTTTATTTCATCCACATAAATATACGTTTTTAATTTTATTAAGTATTCCTTCAATATATCTTTGCTCAAATTCAACTCTTTTAATATTTCTAAATTTATTCTATTTAATTTATTACTCGTATAATTAAATATCAATTCGTTTTGTTCGTTATCTAACGCCTTTAATAATTTATTTACGTCCATTATAATATAAATTATTAATTATTTATTTAAACCGTTTACCATGAACCAAAACTACTAAATGCTCCGCCTAACACATCACTTGCCGCCATAATATTTTCACCATTCGAAAAATTCTCATCATTAGGAGAAGAAGCCCCTACTAACGGGGTTTGTTCTTGCTTATACATATTATTATAATTTGGCATTTGAACAGCGTTGTCTTTATTTGGTGAATAGTTGGTGTTATTACTTGGTAATTGATTTATTGCGGTTCCATCATTATAAATTTGTTGTTTTTCTTGAGAGATAGGTTGTGAAACCTTTACTACAGGTTTACCCGCTTTTTGGTTATTATCTTTTTTACCTTCCCATAATTCAACCATTCTATCCGTTATAATACTTATCTTATCCCCCAATTTTGTCTGAAGACTCATAGTAATCATCAACACAGCTAAAACTATAAAAATAACATTAAATTCTGGATATAACATACCACTATATGTTGGAATATAAGTAACCATACGATGAACCAGTAATAATCCAATAAATATACAAATAATTTGAATTACGACTTCTGCTAAAATTTCAAAACTGCTCTTTTGTTCATCAGCTTCGGGAACATATTTCTGCATCGATTTATTTAAAATTACAATTGGGATAATTGAAATTATAGAGTATTGAATAACATTTAACATATCCGATTTTGAGTCTTCGTCGAAATTTAAAACGTGTTTAAAAAAACCTGTTGCCGATTTTGTTGTATTATCTAAACTTTCCATATGAAGTATAAAAAGAAATTAAATTAACATTTTAGCAAAACAAATAAATATGGCGTTGCGCGTAAGTTATTCAAAAACAATATATTTAATATAATTAATGAAAAGTAGAGCAGCATCAACATCAAGAAGACCTCCGGAAAATATGCAACGTCAACCACCGCAAAATATGCAACGACAACCACCACAAAATATGCAACGCCAGCAACAACAACGCCAACAGCAACCACAAATAACTGAAAAACCTAAAATATCTATTTCCGACGCGATCGGATTAACAACCATCCGAGTATCCAGAATAGAACAATTTATTAGTAAATTACAAGAAAACGGCGATTATTCAACCATAAGTCCATTTAGTGATAATCAGAACACCAATAACGCAAATTCAGACGTTTTTGAAATTATAAACACAAGATTGAATTCTCTAGAACAATTAAAAATACACGAAAGATTATTAAAGTGCGAAACCGATTTAACAGATACAAAGGATTTATTGATAAAGTTGGTTCTTAAACACGAAAAATTATCTTCCGATATAAATTCAAAATTAACGGACCTTATACAAATGGTAAACTCACACGATACCTACATTTTAGAACAACAAACCAACATTTTAGAACAACAACCCGAAGTGAATGAACATGAAGAACCAGAAGAACCCGAATCATTAAACCAAGAAATGAATGTTTTAGAAATTTAAACAAATAATGTGTAATATAATATAAAAATGAATATTATATTATTATAGAATGTCATCATATCATATACAACAAAATACAGAACAACCGTTGGACAAAAACGTATCATTTTTCAAAGTATTAAACGGGTTATGTTATATAAATTTAGATGAAGAAATAATATTAAATTATGACTGTTTTAAACATATAGGAAAATCAAGCACCTATTCTATTGTAATGAAACATATTATTGATGTTTTTGAAACGTGTTTAATGAAACGACAAACGTTAAACGTGCATCTATACATAAAATCAATTACTTTAACCGAATTGGATAAGCATTTAAATTTCATTAAATTTTTTGCCGAAACGTTAAAAAACAAATTCCCGGATAAATTAGAAAAATGTTTTATTTATGATGCTTCATTTATGTTCGCGCAACTTTACAACCTTATATCATGTTTTATAGACAAAAATACACAACAAAAAATCCAAATTATTAAAAACTCGTCATAGTTTTTAAATTTTAGTATTGTTTGTATTTAATACTCTAATGAAAATAATAATCAGTTTTTTCGTATTTTGTTTAATATTATTTGTTTATTTACACATACAATTCCATTTAAAAACATCGGATGATTTGGAAATGTATGAGTTTGACACGGCATCAAAGGATAAATTTGAAGAAATATGCGATATTAGACAACCCGTATTATTCGACTTTGAAAATAATAAAATAATGGAAACCACAAACAAAACATACCTACACGATAATTATAGCGCGTTTGAAATAAAAATACGCAATAATAACGACGCAGATACAAACACCGAATTATTTATACCACTTCATATTCGTTCCGCCGTTAAATTATTTGACGAAGATAAAACATCAGGTTATTACTCCGAGAATAATAACGAATTTTTACAAGAATCGGGAGTTATTAAAAATATGAGATATTACGACGAATATCTACGCCCTTATATGGTTTCTAATTGTGAATACGATATTATACTTGGAAGTAATAATTGTTTCACTCCATTTAGGTATGAAATCAATTATAGAAATTTTTTCTTGTTGACACAAGGTTCGGCAACCATTAAATTATCGCCTCCTAAAAGCACGAGATATTTATACCCAAAATACGACTATGATAATTTTGAATTTAATTCACCAATTAATCCTTGGAACGTTCAACCTCAATATACTGCCGATTTTGATAAGATTAAGTGCCTTGAAATAACGCTTCAACCAGGTAAAACAATATATATACCTGCTTTTTGGTGGTATAGTATCAAATTAGGAAATAATACAAGTATCTCTTGTTTTAGGTATCGCACCTATATGAATAATATCGCGATTTCTCCGTATTTTGGAATGCATCTTCTACAAATACAAAACGTAAAAAGAGACATGACCAAAAAAGTATCTATTAACATACCTCCTATAGAACCTGAAATTGAACCAGCCACTAATGAAAATACCGACGAACCACCCGTCGTAAAAGACCCGGAACCCTCAAACTTATTTAATTAAAATGTGTTAAATAGTTCGCCTTTAATTATTCATATAAATGTTGACATTTAAAGCTTCAATGGATGGAAGAACAATTCCAGGAATATTAATATTAAAAGATAACAAAACATACGGACGACACAAAACGAACGGAAAACTCATGTATAAATGTGTTCCGGATGATAAAACCCTACCTATATTTTTAGTTCATTATGAATTTAAAAATGTAGGATTTTCCAAAAGATTTAATAATTTATATGTCATATTCACATACTCAAATTGGGATAATAAACATCCATATGGAATTATTCAACATACCATAGGCGACGTTGACAACTTATCCAATTTTTACGAGTATCAAATTCATTGTAAACAATTGAACTTTTCTCTAAAAAATTTTACAAAAGATACAAAACACGCTAACAATGAAAACATCATTCACTCCATTATTCATAAATATCCAACTATAGAAAATAGAACTAAAGAATGGAATATTTTCACGATTGACCCCGAAAATTGCACGGATTTCGATGATGCGTTTAGTATTAAACAAATCACAAATGAAATCACACAATTAAGCGTTTATATATCTAATGTTTCTATTTTAATAGACACTCTAGATTTATGGAATTCATTTTCAAGACGAATCTCAACGATTTATCTTCCAGATAAAAAAATACCGATGTTACCCTCAATATTATCGGATGGGTTGTGTAGTCTTAAAGAAAACGAAACCCGTGTATCTTTAGTTATGGATATATTTATTGAACACAACTCGGTAATTAACATTGCTTATAGTAATTGTCTCATTAAAGTAAGCAAAAATTACATTTATGAAGAACCCGCATTATTAAATAACCCGAATTATAAACACTTATTACAAATCACGCACATTTTATCAAACAATCATAAATATATTCATAAATTAACAGATAGTCACGAAATTGTATCTTATCTTATGATTCTTATGAATTACAATTGCGCGGTCGAAATGACCAAACATAACAACGGGATATTTAGAACCACTACCACAACCATTACAGAAACAAACCTTCCCGAAAATATTCGTAATATTGTTTATCCGTATAGCAACGTTTCAGGTAAATATAGTTGCGATAACATAAAACATCAAACCTTAGACTTAGACGCGTATATTCATATTACAAGTCCAATTAGAAGAATTGTGGATTTATTAAACAGTATTCAGTTTCAAAGAAATAATAATATTGTTTTATCTGACAACGCATACATTTTTTTAAATAAATGGATAAATGAATTGGAATATATTAATACAACTATGCGGTCTATTCGTAAAGTCCAAAACGAATGTTCCCTACTAAATTTATATATGAATACGCCGGAAATAACGAATAAACTCTATGATGGATATGTTTATGAACAAAAACATAAAAACGAAACATTATTCAAATTTATGGTATATTTACCAGAACTCAAACTTTACAGTAGTTTCAGTTTAAACGACGATTTGGAGATTTACACAAAACATACCTTTAAATTATATTTATTTAATGATGCGGAAACGTTCAAGCAAAAAATTAGACTACAACGCCAATCCGAGTGATATAACAATATGAAACTAATTTAAACATTAATGTGTATATTGTTTATCTCTGTTTATCTCTGTTTATTATTGTTATTGAATGGTAAAAGTTTGCTCGGTTAATTATCCAAAAACAAACGAAGAAATTTATAAACCACATTTTGAAAAATACTCATTTCCATTAAGTAATTTTCAAAAATACGCGATTGAGGGAATTGTTAACGGAAACCATACTTTAGTATGTGCTCCTACTGGAAGCGGAAAAACACTTGTAGCCGACTTTGCAATCGATTATTTTGTATCTTTAGGAAAAAAAGTTATTTATACCAGTCCTATTAAAGCGCTATCTAACCAAAAATTCTACGAATTTACACAGAAATATCCCAATATATCTTTCGGGATATTAACCGGAGATATTAAAACAAACCCTGAAGCCGATGTTCTTATTATGACTTCGGAAATATTATTAAACCAAATGTATTACAACAACTCCTTAAACAAAAATCCAGATA